AGAGAAGCTATCAGGACAGCGCGACCGGCTATTCCTGGAACGAGAGCGGCATGGCACAGCTTTTTGCCGAGTGTTATTCCAACGATACCCGGTACTGTCCCGAAGCGAAGAGCTGGTACACCTACTCAGCCGGGGCATGGCGCAAGGACGTAGGCGCACACCTTGTCTCTGCAAAAATCACCGAGTTTTATCAGCTCATGGTGCTGTATTGCAGCGAGATCGAGGACGTGAACCGCAGAACCGAGTACGTCAAGTTTGTCTCGCGGCTCGGTACGCGGAAGTTCCGGGAGAACGTGCTGAAAGACGCGGCTGACAATGAACTGTTGACGGTGTACGGTAATCGGTTCGACTCAGACCCCTATCTCATAAACTGTCTGAACGGTACGTTCGATCTGAAAACACGAGAGTTCCGAGAGCATGACTGGAAGGACTTTCTGACCATGCAGACGAACTTCGAGTACACTCTGCAAGACATGAGCTGCCCCCGCTGGAAGAGCTTCATCAACGAAGTCACCCAGGGCGACAAGGACAAGGCGAAGTATTTGCAGAAAGCCCTCGGCTATTCCATCCTCGGAACGGCAAGCGAAGAGTGTATGTTCATCCTTCACGGCAAGACCACGAGGAACGGAAAGTCCACCTTGCTTTCGGCAATCCATCACCTTCTCGGCGACTATGCGTCTGTGGCTCCCGTGGCGATTATCTGCAAGTCCGACAGAAGCCGAGACGGTGAAGCCCCGTCGCCCGTCCTCGCTTCGTTGAAAGGCCGTCGTTTTGTCACGATGGCAGAAAGCAATCAGTACGGCAAGCTGGACGAGGAAGCGATTAAGCAGTTCACGGGCGGCGAAGAGATCACAGCTCGGCACTTGCACGAGAAGCCCATCACGTTCCGTCCGCAGTTCACGCTATGGCTGTCCTGTAATGATCTGCCGAGCGTCAGCGACAAGAGCTTGTTCGCGTCCGAGCGTATTCGCGTAATCGAGTTCAATCGGCATTTCACCCAGGAGGAACAGGACAAGAACCTAAAAAACGAGTTTCAGGAAATGGAAGCAATGCAGGGTATTTTCTCGTGGCTCCTTGCCGGTTACTATGACTATCTCGCTGACGGCCTGAGTATGTCGGCAGAAATGCAGAAAGTCATAAACGCCTACAAGAAGGACAACGACATTGTTTTGCAGTTCCTCGAAGAGAAGTGCGAGACTCAGGACGGCGCGTTTACCTTGCAGAAATCCCTCTATGACAGCTTCAAGATGTGGTGCAAGTCCAACGGTTACTACGTCGCCACCGCTCGGCGGTTCAATTCGGAAATGGAAACGCACCCCGAATGGCACAGCGGGAGAGTCACCCGCAACGGCTACCCCGGCTATAAAAATATCGTTCTGAAAGGAACCTGACATGGACAGAAAGAATTATCGCCGCGTGTCCGTCGTGCTGAACTCGCAGACGCTCTATCACCTGGAACGGCTTGCGGCGGTCAGCGGCTACGGTAAGAATATCGGCAGAGTGATCGACAAACTGGTGCGCGAAAAGCAGCTTGCGCTTCGCCCCTCTTCGCATAGCAATTTCTGTGTCTGCTGTGGTGAGGAAATCCCCGAAGGGCGGCTGATCTGTCCCACCTGTGAGAAAGGAGTCAGAAAATGATCGACTTCTATAATTATAATTTTCCAGCCGATCAGGTGGCATACATCGAAAACCATAAAGTGCCGGGTGATTATCCCTTTGAGCTGGCTGTCATTCTAAAAACAGGCAATCGTCTCGCCGTGTGCTATAAGCAGAAAGAGAGTTGTGACACAGCAAAACGAGTTCTCATTACTAACATACAAAGAGAGCTTCGAGCCGACACAGAAAAGACTCACAATATGCTCTATCTGATCGAAGATTATGTGAAGCGTATCGACAAGCGGCAACTTCGTATCTGGCAGCAACTCAAAGCCTTGCTTCATATCACCACCGAGATCGACGACTGAGAAAGGAGAAAACAATGAGTAACGTCCCGCAGAAACCGAAACAGACTCGCCCGAAGAAGTCTGAGCAAATGTCCGTCCAGGCCGAGCCGGGGGACAACAGAAAATACCTCCTTCACAACATGGAAGTGAGCGACCTAAGTGATACCCCCATCGACATGACTCAGGAAGTCCAGGTCATTGAAAGGGCAAAAGCATACTTTGAAATATGCGCCCATAATGACATGAAGCCCAGTGTGGCGGGGTTTGCTCTGGCTTTCGGTGTCTCTCGTAAACAGATGCACGAATGGGTCAACGGCCTTGTGAAGTACATTCCCGAAAACGTCAGAAAGCGGTTGGAGCTGGCCTATAATATCCTCAATGCTCAGATGGAAGATTATATGCAGAACGGGAAGATCAACCCGGTCGCCGGTATTTTCCTGATGAAAAACAACATGGGTTACGAGGACAAAAAGGAAATCACCGTTGCTCCTGGAAGTCCGCTCGGCGACGAGACACCGCCCGAAGAACTTCGCAGAAAGTATCTCGACGCGGTAGAAATCGACAGCGCAGAAAAGGCAGAAAGTGAATAATTGAAAATCGGCAGAAGGGCGCAGAAAGGGCTTTTCTGCCGATCATTTTTCCCGGACGGTCGGCTCGACATTCACCCCCGCCGCCCCAGGCAAGAGAGGGTCGTCCTGTCCCGCCTTGCCCCGCTGCCGGTCGTCCCCAATCGCCGGGGCGGTTTTCGGGGCTTGCCGCTGTTGGACGTTTGCGCGGCCTGTGGGCGCGTTTTGTCCTGTGGGGCTATCCCTATACCGCCCACAATATAACCCCGTGAAAAGCCTGTAAACGGCCTTGCGCGGGGTCATATATTGCCGCCCCTGTCCAGCTTGACAAGCTGCAAGGGCAAGGAAAAGCCCCGGCGCGGCCTGTTTGCCGTCCGGGGCTTGTTCGTTATGCTGTGCGCCGTCCGCGTCCTTGATCTATCCACCATTTAACCCGGTTTTCTAATTCGCTGTCGCTGTACATCGGCAACGGGGTTAATTCGTCCGCGCAAGGGGTCATATAATAACCATATCCGAAACGGGGCAATTTTTCACAACCTGGACGGCCTGTTATATTGCGGCTGTCCTGTGCTGATCTTGTCCGCAAGGCTAACCGGCTGTCAAAATTGCATTTTATTTCCGTGGGGATAATTTTTGATATAGGGGTTTGCGTTGCAAGTATGATATGCACGTTTGCGGCGCGTCCGATCTGTGCAAGGCGTTGAACAAGGGGCATTATTGCCGCCCGTTGTGTTGTCATTAAATCGGCGAATTCGTCGATTATAATATACACGTCCCCGCCTGGATATTTTCGCAACCCGTCCCGCTGCATTGTTTTATAACGGTTTTCGCATAGCTGCATAGCATATTGAAAAGCCTGTAAACGGTCGCCGGGTTCGCTTGCGTATTTCAGGACGTGCGGCAAATCCTTATATTGTACTAATTCAACCCGTTTCGGGTCAATCAATATAAACGACGTTGCCCCGCTGCCGTCCCCCGGCATATTATAAAGCGCGGTATATATCAGGGCATTTATAACAACGCTTTTCCCGCTGCCGGTTGCCCCGGCAATCATTAAATGCGGTTGCCGTAACATATCGGCATATAATAAAAACCTGTCCCCCGTTGGCGTTGTGTAAAAGCGGGGCGGGGCTGTGATCTTGCCCCGCCTGGTTAATAGTTTCATACCGTCAAACCCCCATATAACTATATGCGTATTGTTTAACGGTTCCCATTGTTCCCGCCGTGGGCTTTTCCCCTGTGAACCTGTCCACGGTTTCGATGGGGATATAAAAGGCCGCATATTTGCCGGTTTCGCGGGACGTGCAATTATAAAATTCGTAACTTGAAACCAGGTTATTAAAATCATTCCTTGCGCCGGTTTCATCTATCACGAATTGCGCCCGGTCTTTTCTGTTTACCCTGTATTCATAGCCCCACGGGGTAAACGGTCGCAAATTACAAGGGCAAATAACAACCGTTAAACCGTTCATATATGCCCGGCGCGCCTTGTCTTTACTGATCCGTTCAAATGTAAAGCCCCTGTTTTCAAACGTGTATTTGTTCATAGCTGCCGCCCCTTTCAAAAAGCCGGGGTTTCGATCAATTCAACCGTTACCCACAAATCAATATATTGCATACACCAGCCGCCCCGGTTGCCCTTTTCAAAATCCGTTTTGCCCGTGATAACATAGCCGATTTGCCGCGGTTCGCCGTTCTTGCCGTCAATATACATCGGCGCGGGGTTTTTAATTGCGTTGTTGCTGATCTGGATATAATCCCGGCTTTCCACGGTTTCCCGGTAAAGCTGCAAGGCCGTTTTCACGTCGTCGGCCTGGATTTTTACAGGACGAACAATTCCCGCGTCAATCCACCAGTTTTTATTATTGTGGGGTTTCATGGTCGCCGTGGTTTCAAATCTATATGTTTTCATGGTTTGCCGTCCTTTCAATGATTGCAAATAGCTTTCAGCGCGTCCATAACATTTGCGGGTATTCCGTCCAGGGTTTTAACCTGATAAAAACCAAAACTATATTTGTCCGTGAACAATTCCCCGTTTTCAAAACGGAAATTGTAATCACGGCGGCAATTATAAACCCTATACGATTTAACCCCGGTCGCCTTGCCTTGTTCGTCATAAGACAATACCGCAACAAGGGTATAGCTGCCGATTTTCTTGCAATAATGCGCGTCCTGTCTGTATTCGTCCAGGATAAACCCCCGCGCCAGTAATTTATCAATTTCGGGGATAGTTTCAAACCCGCCCGGATATTTCAGGAAAAATGTATTTTCAGGGGTAAACCATGAAATACCATAAGCGCGGCACTCTTTCAAAGTACAATCGGCCTTGTTTCCGTTTGCCCTTTCGCCGTATGTACAAACCTTTTCCAAATGTTCAACCGTCGTTTTAATTGTTTTTGTGATCTGTGCGCCGTCTTCCCCGGTCGCCGTTTCGGTTTCTGTCGTCGTATTGCTATCAATGACGCGGTTTCTATACCAAAAGCAACCCGCGCAACCGGCTTTTTCCCTGTCGTGAAAGTGCTTTTCTTCTTCCCCGCGCTTTACCATTGCGCCGCAATACCGGCATTTACCCATATCGGCGCGGGCGTCGTCCTGGATTGCTTTTATATCCTGGTCAAAAATCCGTTTGCCGTCCACGGTGTTATACTGATTTTCAAACAAACAGGTTGTATCAATTTCAACCCATGTTTTCCCGTCTTTCAATAATGCTTTCATTGTTCAAAGCCCCTTTCTTTTATTCCTGATCTGATTAACCCATAGCGCGCCGCGCTATCATTGCCCGGTAACTTTCGGCATTGGTCAACGTGCGGCCCCCGCTGCCCGTC